CCCTGGATACCCTGCTCACCCTGAATACCCTGCGCCCCGGTCTCACCGATCGGGCCGCGCTCGCCGACCTCGCCCTGGATACCCTGGACGCCTTGTTCGCCCTGGATACCTTGAACACCCTGCTCACCCTGGATGCCCTGTATCCCTTGCGGTCCTTGCAGGGGAAACCCCTGGTCGATCCAGTGCTGCGTGTCCGCGTCCCAGACATGGCCGTGGAAATCGTCGAGGGTGATCCAGATGTCGCCCTCGGTGTTGCCGCTCTCGGGCAGGTGACTCGCGTCCATCACCGTGCCCTTGACGCGGATGCCCTCGCCCCGGTCGCCCTTCTCGCCCTGGATACCTTGAATACCCTGGATGCCCTGCTCGCCCTGGATGCCCTGGATGCCTTGCAGCCCTCTGGGTCCGACCAGCCCCTGCACGCCACGCGGCCCAGCGGGTCCGGCCGGACCAGTCGCACCAGCCGCGCCGGGAGGTCCCGGCACCTCCGAGTCCGCCCCAGGCTGGCCCGGCGGCCCAGGCGGCCCGAGAACGCCAACGTCCTGCCAGAAATTGCCGTCCCACACCCAACCGTGCTGGGTGCTGGTGACGATCATCAAGTCGCCGACCTCGTTGGCGCTACCCGGCAGCTCGCCCGAGAACTCGACCGCGCCCCTGACCAGAACACCCGCGCCCATCGGGCCAGGAGGCCCTGTAGGCCCTTCTGCACCGTCGGCACCCGCTGGCCCTGGCGGACCCGTCGCGCCGTCTACGCCGTCCGCACCGGCCGGGATGTAGAAGTTGAACACGGCAGCCAACGGCACGCCCGTGTTGGTCACCTGCGCCGGTTCACCGGGCGGCAGCGTAATGGTCTGGCCGACGCTGATCGCGCCGGTTAGTCCGTCGATGCCATCGAGCCCATCACGCCCATCCTCGCCGGGAATGCCGCGCTGGCCCGGCCAGCCGGTACGCCCACGTGGGATGCCGAAGCCGAGCCATGCGTTGGTGGGCGAGCCTAAGTTAGCGACGCGCGCGGGTGCGCCGGGCGGCAAGGTGCTGGTCGAGGCGACGTTGACCGTGGGTGCCCGCGCATGCCGGGTCCACAACACGTCATCGTCCGGCTCGTCCTCGAACAGCTGCACCGAGCGGACGCTGCTGCCGTCGTCCGTCATCGCCACAGGCGCTCCGTCACACTAGGCGTGGTGGCGACGATGCCGCGTACGATCGTCGACACGTTGCCGGCACCAAAGTTTAATCTGAGGTCCCACGCCGCCTGCGTGGGCAGGAAGCGCGACACCGAGCGCGGTATCTCGACGGAGACCAGGTTTGGCTGCACCACCCACGCCCTGAGATTGGCGATGAAGCCGCCGCCGGGCTGGTCCCTGATCTGCGCCCGGGCCTGCGCGCCAAGCAGGTTCGCCGCCACCGTCTGCGCCGAGTCCGAGTAACAGGTGAACTGCCACCAGCCCCGGTCGCCGCGCACGATCTGCAGAGGGAACACCGCAGGCATCATGTCAGCACGGTCCCCGATGCCGTGACCGTGGTGGTGAACACGCCGGCATTGGCGTTCACCGTGCCGGGCGCGGTGAAATTACCGGAGCCGTCGAACTTGAAGGTCTGGCCATTGACGACGATGACGACCGCGCCGCCCTCGAACTGGATGAACGTGTTCGGCCCCAGGTTGATCAGCGACTGGCCGCTGTCCGGCGCGAGGTAAAACTGCGTTCCTGCCGTACCGACATTGACCTGCCCCGCCGTCATGGCGCCCGAGACCGTCGCGGCGGCTGCGGACATGCTGCCTGCGGCAGAGACGTTGAGCGATGCGGCCAGGCTGCCGGTGACGTTCACCGTGCCGGTCGGACTGATGATGGGACCGCCGGTCGTCAGCGTGAGCGTGGTGCCCAGCGTGGTGGCGCCGACCACGGCTAGGTTGCGCCCGACCGAGGTGTCCAGCGTGGAGACCAGATCCAGCGTCGCGGTGATGTTGCCGAGCGCCAGCAGATTGCCCGCCTGATCGAGCGACATCAGCGTCTGCGCGCCGCCCGCAGGTGCGGCACCCACCCAGCCGCGTCCGCCAGTGGCCGAACTCCACACGTCGTACCAGTTGCCGGTAGCGCCACGGTAATACTGGTACTTGTCGCCCGTGTTAGGATCGGCCCAGAAGTAATACTCCCAGCCACCAATGCCGGTGGCGGTGTTCAGCGGGTAGGGGCCGACATGCAGTTCGTTCGTTACATAGACGTTGTTGTGGACGGTCAGGTCACCCGCCGTCGTCAGCTTCATGTAATTGACGACGGCACCCGAGTTGGCATCAGCCCCCTGCCACAGCCGGGAGCCGTCCGACTTGCGCCAGATATTACGATAGGGCTTCTCGAACGTCTGTATCCGGTCACCGAGGTTGGCTCCCTGCTCCATATCGACGAAGAAGTGCCAGAGAGTTTCCTCGTACTCGGCCGGCGCCAGACCCGACGACGCGTAATCCGCAAAGCCCACGAATAGCCGGAGCGCGTGCAGGTTGGCATCGGCGTGCACGCTGTCTGCGAACATCGCCGGCTGGCCGACAAACAGCGTGTTGTTGATCTGGGTCTGGCCGTTGATTGTCAGCGGCCCGTCGAGCGCGGTCTGCTGGGCAACCTGCATGTTGCCAAGCACGTTGAGATCGCCGCGTATCTCGCCGCCATTGGCCGGAAAGAAGGGTCCGCCTGCGGGCGTCAGGCTGTCGGCGTAGTCCTTGGTGCACGCCTCCATCGCGTGACGCGGGTTGCGCGCGAGCATAAGCGGCCCCTGCATCTGCTGGCCGGAGAGCGGCATGAACGGACCGCCGGTCAGCGTCGTATCGTCGGTATCCAGCTTGCGCGAGAACCAGCTCTGCCACTCGGTTGCCGACGGCACGTAGCCTGGCTGCCAGTTGGGTCTTGATGCGCTGCCGAACGGATACTCGGGCGGCCTGAGCCGGTCGGGGAAATCAAAGTTGGGACCAGGGCGATAGTGCCCGGGCGGTCTCGGGTGGCGGCCCTCGATGTCGTCGGGATCGAAATATTCGCTCATGACTTATCCCCGTGCTGGCGCAGAAGGCGGCGGCGTGACCGTGGACAGCGCCAGCATAGCGCTCGCCAGCGACGCCTGTGCCCGGCCACTGTCAGCGAAAGTATCTTCACGCATCTCGGCAGAACCGACGAGGTAATGAACGAACGCCGGATAGCAGATCAGGTCGAGCGGGAACGGCGTCCGCATGTCGCGCGCAGCGGAGTAGAAGGGTAGCACCCGGCGCAGCGACCTGCGGCCGAACGCGTTGATGAAGAAATCGGGACGCCGCATGCGCACTTCGATCAGCATGCGGTTGATCGCCTCGAACATCTCGGCGTCGGAATAGCGTAACCGGCTGCCGGACGTGGGGGTCTTGTCTTGCAGCAGCGTGCGTGCGTCTGCGATCAGATCGCCCCACGTTCGGACGCTGGTGTCAACGGCGACGGCCCCGCTCACTCTTTTCCTCCTTCTCGCGACCCCGATCGCGCTCCTCCTTGCCGCGTCCGCGCACCTTGCCCTCATGAGCGCGAAATGCAGGCGGCAGTCCCTTACCGCCGCGTCCGGGCGGCTCTTTGCGTGCTCGTGCCATTGTTAACTCCTCCTGGCTTTCTGTTTCGCGCGAAACTGCCGGTCGAGCTTGCGCTGACCGGCGGCGTCCTCCTTCTTGTCGGCGGCGGAACGCTCGAAGGCGCGCAGGGATTCCCCGCGCGCCTTGGCTTCCCGAGCATCCTTGCGCCGGTCGGCCGGGGAGCCCTCGTACCTGGGTGCTCGTGCCATCGGACCCTCCAAGTTTACGCCTGTCCTAAACTACGCCCGAGTGGCGTAGAGGCAAGTCAGCGCGATACCGTCAAGCACCTTCGTCCCGTAGACCTGCAAGCCCCTGAGCAAGGTTGAGAACGAACGCTCCGAGCGCATGGTCTCCATACGGGTGATCTGCGAAGCGAACGTCAGGCCATGTGGATGGCCGGCGAATACATAGAACGCCTGCTGCGACCCTTCGGGATGCGTTGGCAAAAGGTTGCTTGAGTACAGCGTAAACCTGTCGATCATCCCCAGCCGGCCATTCCGCGTCATCGAAATACCATCGCCCGATATGCTTGCATTGCGCAGGTCGGACTTTTTGATCATCGCGGCGACCCAGGGCGGGATTACGAGCCATCGGCCAGTCTCCGGGATATTCTGCTCGTCGAGGATCTGGCCCATATCGACGATCTTGTCGACGATGTTCATCGGGCTAACACCGATGGGATTGCCCGGCTCGCCCATGTTGATGTCCATGGAGATGCGCCCGGCGTGGTCGCCCTTGTTCTGCGGCACGATCCCAGGCCAGATGATGTTCAGCACCTGGCTGTCGATGGTGATCTTCATCTGCTCGGCAGCGTCGTCCGACCACATGCTGAGCATGTTTATGTCGGCCTGGACTTCCATGACGTCGTCGAGTGCTTCGTTGAAATAGAACGCATAGTCGATCGTCAGGTCGATAATGTTGGAGGACGGCCGTTCAATCAGCAGGTCCTGGTTGACCGCGTAGGGCCGGATCGTGATGGTCGGCTTGGTCCTGATGTGGACCGTGTCGCCCATGTTCTTGATCTCGCCCTCGTAGTCGGTGTTGGCGATCGCCGACAGCACGGTCGCGGCGTAGAATTTCTCTATGAGTTTCCCGGACCAAATTTCCGGAATGAACGTGCCGTGATAAGGGGGGGCCGGGTTTATGCCCGACCAGGGTTGCGGTGCGACAGGTACGGCCATTTACGACACTCCTAAATCATGTGCGAATGCGTCCCTCGCCCTGTGCGTTCACCAGATCCTGCTCGATGCGATCGGCCTCGGCCTCCCGCCCACGCCAGAACCCGCGTCGCTTGGCGTTGTAGAACGCCGCGATCTCGTCTCTCGTCCACATGCGTTTGGAAGGAGCGCCGGGTGCCTCTAGCGGAGCGCTTTGCGCCCTGCCGGGAACCACCAGGTCCATCAGGGGCTGCGTGGCCGCCGGGTTGTTCGCCACGGTATGGCCTTCGAGTCTCCCTGCCGGTGCCGGTGTCACCGCAGTATGCTCGCGTTGGTACGCCTGAAAGAACAGAGCGGTGCGGTTCGCGTCTCCCGCACCGTAGGCTTCGTTGATCATAGCCTGGCGCGTGCGCCCGGAAAAGGGGTCAATCTGCGCCAGCCAGTTGACGAAATTCGGGTCGCGGTTGATCTGCTGCCAGTTCGGGCCGAGCAGCTGATTGAGCTGCTGCTCGACGCCCTGAGTCACCGAGTACTGACTCAGCTGCTGGTTGCCTTGCTCGACCTGGGCGAGGCGCTGCTGCAGGTCATAAATGATCGGCTGGTAACGCGCGTCCGCCCAGCGCTGCGAGGCGTCGATCAGGTCCTGGCCGAAATTTTCCACGTCCTGGTTGGAGATTACCGGCTGCGGCGGCGGGGGCGGTATATGCTCCTGAGGTAAATTACGCCGGTCGTAGTCACGCGTGCTGAACATTTCGCGCAAGCTGCGCAACTCGCCCCTGAGTTCGGCGGTTTCGGAGTTGTATTTCCCCTGCAGGGTGTTGAACCGCTGCTCCCAATCGGGAGTTTGCACAGGCTCAGGCGAAGGCGCCGGCAACTCCTGTCGGGTGCCGGAGGGGTCACTCTCCAGCAAGGTAGGTGCCGGCGCCTCGCCCTGCGGCGGCCCTGACTGCGACGGGGAGCTGGACTCCGTCGTGCCCGTTGCCGACGCATCCGTGTCAGGAAATAACTGACTGGCCTCCTCGGGATTGGTGATCAAACGGTTGGCGCGCTCGGCCTGGCGGCGCACCGCAGCGGGCAGCTCAGGCGCCCACTGATCCGCTTCCGTTATCACCGGTTCTCTAGGCGCTCGCGCCATCTTCCACTTTCTCCAGCCTGGTCTTTGGCGTTGCCGGCTTCTTCATCTGCTGCGGCAACAAGCCCATATAAGACGCGTGGATTGCTTCCCAGACCTCGTACACACCGCGCGCATGCGAAGTCGCGTCCACACGTTCAGCAGACGGCGCGTGCATCGCCGCGAGATAGCGAGTCTGCGCGACCACGCCCAAGGCCGAGACGAAATTCTCGAACTGCACGTTGCCACGTAATTTCTCGATCGCCTGCGCG